TTGTTGTAGTGTGCTGGACGGTTCACCATGTCCGGTTTGTTGTCCGGTTTATCTCCAAAGAAAGGGTGGTCATTACTGACTTCATCCATCCACTCCCAGTCTTTCTTCCTGTTTACTTTGCTCCATTCTTCGGGGGTTGCGTCATCAATGCTCATTGCATCTCCACTTTTAGTTTATCGTTACGTTTTTTATACTCTTCAGTTTCTCTAGCTTTAACATCAATCCATTCATCAGGGATTGTATCTTCACTAAACCACCTGAACCCATTAGCTCCCGCCCACTCAGCGTGTGACCTTTTTGTTCCATCTTTTCTACGTTTTGCTCCGGGCATAGGGGCTGAAGGATTGGCAAATAAAAAAACTAGCTCTGTATCTTCGGGTAAAATTTTCTTTACCCAAACATATTTATTATATTCTTGAAAGTCCCAGAACCTACCCTTAGATTCAAGCAATATTCTTTTACCGTCAACCACACGAACAAAGTCTGGTTCATAGGTGTGTTTAATAATGTAATCAACTTTATCAGTATGGTGGCTCCAATCTTTTAAAATTGACTCATGAAGAACGGCTTCCCAAATAGAATCATATTTGTCACCGTTAGGGACTAGAAGTTTTGGTGGGCGAGGTATTCTTTTTTTACGTGCGCCAGATTTAACGCGCGCCATGAATATACTTCTTATAATTATTATTAAAGATATTGAAATCAATATCGTCTATCTTGTAACCATCCTTAATCATTTTTTTAAGGACAGCCACTACCCACCTCTTCGTATAGATACTGAGATATAAAGTCTTATCACTGTAGATATATTCTTGTTGTGCTAAGAATTGCTCTACATTATTTATATTTATTTTATTTTTTTCTTCGTCTGGCACAAGTGTATGCAGCCAATTACAAAGTATTTCAAGACTTTTAGATCTAACGCGCTTCATTACTTTACTATTCAAATAGGTACTTCCTCTACTCTAGGTGGGGAGACAACCTTAGTCAAATACGTAAGACCTTTAGAGTATTTAAACACTCTAAGACCATGACCATTATTGCTATCCAACCAACAATCATATTTATGGGGGCAAAAGACGCATTGCCTGCTTAGTTTTTCATTTCCTTTCACGCCTTCAGGTATAGGATTATAACACTTCTCAGGCGGCGTGTCAAGTTTAATAGCTTTCTTTACATTTTTTATTTGACTTTTAATGGTGGGCTTATCCATGTCGTCTGGTCTAAATAAACAAAGCTCACCATTTTCTTTATTGATCACAAGAAACCCACCAGCGTTTGTGCCTTCATGTGTTTCGTAACCTGTAAGCTGAGACAAATAGCCGAAGTCATCCTGTTCTGCTAATGTACCCTCTGAAAACTTTTTAAAGGCAAAGCCTGAAGCAGTCTTAATATCGACAACCTCACCATCTATCTTGCAATCCATATGGCCTGTAATGCCCTCTACAACTACTTCTTTTTGCTCATCTGTAACAGTATGTCCAGACAATCTTACTAAAAGTAGTAGTAGTTCTTCTAAAATATGCCCGTATAAAAACTTTATTTGAGTAGCTGGACTGTGTTGGAATGCAACTTGTTCGCTTCTCATGTCATACCACAACTGTCGAGCAGGCTTACCTATATTACTCATCCGCAAGCCTTTGCTCTGTTTGTGAGGCTGTGCCCAGTGAAGAATCACATCCTTCATTCGCTCACCAAACTCGTCTACCATCTCAGTAGGTATGTCTAGCTCTTCTCCAGCAGATAAAATAGTTATTGTAGAGTAAATGTCTTCGATTAAAGTATCTAAGTTTTTAGAAGAGTTCAAGTTGTTCTCCAACACAAAATAATTTATCTAACTTTTCAGTAGCTAGGGTATGGCTCATATAAAACCACTCGCCCTTACGATTTTTATTATCTAATAATTTATGCGCCTGTGTTTCTGCCAATCTTCGATCTTCAACTTTATAGGATTTAATTATTTTATAGTCTCTGTATGGTGAGCTTGTCTGAAATTGTTTTAACCGATCCTCTGAACTCAAGGCCATACCAACCTTTATCCACCCCGGAAAAGATGGATTGTACAGAATATAAATTTCACCCTCTTTAATAATTTCATATCCCTTTAGTGAACTGAAGGCAGCGTCACCTAAAGTTTGGTATCTGCCAGCCTTATGTAATGGATGAGACTTTGAAATTTCTTTACCATTCACCCACATTCTACGAGCGTCTCTAGCCTTCACAGCTTCAGGATTGTCTTTATAGTAATAAGGCTTACCTGTCTTTGGATTAATTTTATTTACCACTTTTCCCAACCTCCTAGTTCTGACACCCACATATTTTCGGTTACATACACCCAGCGGATTCCATTTTGATCTATTCTCCAGCTTTCAGGGCCGTAATCATAGGCCTTGAAAAGTTCATGGGCCTCATCGTCTGCTAATCTAAAAAACATCTCTTCTTCTTCAAGCATCTCAGGCATCAGTGTGTCTCCGACCAGTTGTCTCCAACATTAAACTCTCCATCTAAAGGACATTTTAATTTAAAAGCTATGCCAGCTTCTCGTATTGCCTCAACACCTAAGTTGCCTACAACGTCAGCACTCATTTGTTCAGTCTCAACTTGCCACTCATCATGTACATTAGCCACAACATGAGCGTCAATATTTTTTATTTTTTCTTCAAAAATAATCAATGCTTTCTTCATAACTATTGCGCCAGCACTTTGTAACAGAGTATTTAATGCTGCGTGCTCAGAGCGAACTATCAGTTTCCTACCGTCGATGCCTTTAATGTATCCTTTTTTAGCTGCTCTTCCAACTCTATCTTTAAGAGCTTTGAATGATGGCAGATTATCGAAGAAAGATTTTCTAAGTCTTGCACCAACTTCTCTACCTCCTCCAGCCACTGTACCAAGCTTAGGATCTCCTGCCCCGTATAGGAGGGCATAGATGAAAGTTTTTGCCTGAGTTCTTGATTCAAGTCCCGCAAGCTTTTGATTAGTTGTGTGGATGTCTCCGTTAATGATTGCATTTGTGTAATCCTCATCTTCCATGTAGTGTGCTAACATTCTTAATTCAAGACCACTGGCATCTATACCTACGAGCTTATACCCTTCAGGAACTGTCCAACACTCTCTACATTCTTTTCCATACGGAGAAGAGAGACTAGGAATCTGTGCCATGTTAGGCCCACTGTGCGTCATTCTACCAGTAATAGTACCATTAGAGTTTACATAACCATGCACTCTATCATCGTCACCGCTTTCTTTTATCCAAGATTTTACAGCAGCTATACGCTTCTGCAACATCAAGTATTTAGAAATCAACTGAGCCTGTGGTATATCTTTTATTTTATTTAGTACTTTTTCATCTACTATTGGCTGTCCTGTAGGTGTAAACTTTTTAGGCTTCCATCCAAAGTCCTGTAGATACTCACCGATTTGCTTACGAGATCCTAAGTTAAACGAATGTTTAATAGTTCTCTTTATCTTTTTATCTTTACAAATAGTTTCATACTCAGACTCATTAAGTCTGACGCGAGTACCCAACTCTCTACACTTTGCAAACTTAGAAATGGCCCCATCAGAATTGTAACATATCCGAAGTGTAAACACCTCCTCTTTAGGCTTGAACTCTTTCTGAACTTCTTTTTTAATTACTTCGATGTTTTCTTCTAGTTCAGCCTTGAGAGAGAGGACATGCTTCCAATCTAATAAGAAACCTTTCTTTCTTTGTTTATCTAAAAGAGCATAGGCACTTTGTTCTATATCTACAGATTGTGCTGAAAATCCCTTAGCTTCAGCCTTCAATATTTTGTACACTTTGGCATTTAACATTACGTCATTAACACAATACTTTAGCATCTCATTCGAGTACTGACTAAAATCTTCATGTTCTAGTTTACGTTGTCCTAGCTTCATACCCCAAGATCCAAGACTGTGACCGCCTTCTCTAGTGGGATTTATAAGTCTAGATAGTACCAAGGTATCTCTTATAGTAGTATTTTCAGACAGGTCTACACCATATAGATCCTTCACTACAGGTATATCAAAGCCAATGATATTATGCCCTATAAGTTTATCTGCTTTACTTAATAAACTAATACCTTCTTGTAACTCAGAAGGTTTGAACTTATACAGCACATCATTATCTATATCATAAGCCACGATACAAAAAATAATTGAGTAGTCTAGCCCATCAGTCTCTATGTCAAATATTAAGTTCAAAACGGTATCCCATCCTGTTCATCAAAGAACTCATCTGGTTCATCAGATGATATTTCCGATAGTCTACCAGTTTCATTATCATAAAGCAAGTGTGTAGCCATCCCAACATCACCAGTGTATCTAGATTTTAGAACTCTTACGTGTGTCGTGCTGGCCTCTATTGGATCGTCACTCTGTTGATTACGCTCAAGTGCGATCACACAGTCACTAAGCTGGGCTATAGATTGACTCCCTCGCAGGTGAGATAGGCCAACAGTAACGCCTTGCTCATGTCCTTTATTACCCTCTACTCGACGTAGGTGAGAAACAAGAATCATTCCCGCACCTGTCTCCTCCACTAAAGATCTAAGGCGAGTCATAATACTGTCGATAGCTCTACGCTCATCGCCATCTGCCATAGAAGATACGAGCATGTGTAGGTGATCCACAATGACCCACTTACAATCACAGCCTATAGTTAGATAGCGCAGCTTAGAAAATATTTCTTCTATATCGTGCTGTCCCAGATGTGAATAGATCCACAGTCTATCTTTAGCGTCACCTTTGAAAAGATCTTGGTAGTGCTTTCGCCACTGCTCTTCTGGAAACTCTTCTCTAATTTGATTGATGTAGAGCTTTGCGTTAGCTTCAATAGAAACAATACCATCCACAGTTCTATTCTTGTTTTCTTCAAGGGCTAGAATACCGACACGATCTTTAGTATTCTTAATAATAAAGTGTTCAATCTCTCTGGTAATAGAAGTCTTACCTAGCCCTGTGCCTCCCGTTATAGTTACTAGTTCACCCTGCCTCATACCATATAGCTTTTCATTGAGGCCGTTCCAAGGATAGGGTATAGATTCTAACTGCTCTCTATTAAAATAACTATCATCCATCTCAGAAACATTTATAATACCAGAGGGAGTATAAAGCCTAGCAGCCCACCAAGCCGTGACATAAGCTTGCTTACTGTTCTGTCTGAGCATATCATTAGGATCTTTAAACTCTTCAGGCATGTGTAATATTTTACTCTTGCCCGGACGTAAGACCCTTGCTACCTTCTTAGCTGCATCCTTGCCAGCCTTGTCATTATCAAAGTTAATAACAACGCAATCAAAAGATTCAAGGAACTCTAAGTTTTCTTTGACATCTTTGACTGCACCGCCTGCACCATTTTTAACAGATAGTACAGGCCACTTAGAACCCAGCAACTCGTAAGCTGCCATAGCATCACACTCACCCTCTACTAGGGTAACGAACTTACCGCCAGCTTGGAATGCTTGCTGCCCAAACAGGCCAGTGCTTTTTGGAGAACCCTCCCACATAAAACTTTTATCGTTGACATCACGAACCTTCGCACCTCCCATTTCATTGCCATTATAGTATGGATAGAAATGAGTTATAGTTTTATTAGAAGTATTTGTTATGGACTTAACACCATACTTTTTTACAGTGTCAAGAGAGATTGATCGGTCAGTTAGTGGGTGGAAATCCCCATCACTATAGTTCATTGAATTACGTTTGTAAGTTTTAAAATCGCTAACTTGGTCAGGCACACCGCCATCCTCGTAGTTTCTAAGATAAGTATTACAACTG